ATAATTCTAAATATCCCGCTCACCGTGGCTTCCGCCGTTGACCCCCTGGATAAGCCGGTTTTCGGTTTCGGGGCGTATTACGAGAATTTCAATAATGGAAATTTCGCTAGCCTGTCGTCGTCGTCCCTGACGACCGATCAAAAGCGGCTCGTTCTGCAATTGCGTTACTTCCAATTGACCACGCGGGGGACAATTCCCGAGATTAACGAGTTTTTCGCGTACCTTTTCGAACCGCTTGGCGTGGCCTACGTCAATGACGGGTACGACATGACCGCCCGTTATGTCTTTGAGTTCCCGCTACCTTCCGCGCTCGAAATGGTCTTGACTGAGTATGATTTACTCCCCCGGCCTGCCGGGGTTAAAATCGACTACGTTATAGCGGGCGACGCCGACGGCTGGGGGTTTGGCCGATACCACGAGAACTTTACCAACGGGAATTTTAGCCATGCTTAAATTTTTTAGAACCGCGTTCGGCCTTTCCGGCGACCGTACCGCCGTACCCGACGCCGCCGACGTCAACGGAAACGTGAGCTATACGCAGGGCTACGGCTTCGACTATCAACGGCAGAAAACGGACCCGGCCGCGAAGCAAATCGAACGCGACAAGATGAACTCGATTTTTTTCGACATTACGAACGCAATCGCAGAACTTCAGGGGCAAGGCATCCCCGACTTCATCACCTCGGCGCTCAATGGCGGCACGGCATACAGCTACGGGCAAAACGCGGTCGTTCGGTATTCGGGCGATATTTACGTTTCCCTCGTGGCCGCCAATACTGCCCTACCCAGCGACGCGACGAAATGGGCGCTCGTCCCTATCCCGTCCCGCCTGCAATCCGTGCTCAATACCCGCGCAACGGCGGGCGGAACGTCGGACGCCCTGACGGCTACCTTTACCCCGGCAATCGCCGCGCTTCCCGCCGCCCCGGATACCTTGTCAGTAATGGTGCGGGCGGGGTCGGCCAATACGACCGCGACGCCCACATTTAAGGCCGACGGCACCCTTGCGAAAACCATCGTCAAGGGCGCAAACGCCCCCCTCGTGGCAGGCGATATCGCGGGCGCGGGCCATTGGTTGCACTTGGACTACGACGCCGCGCTTGATAAGTGGGTCTTGCAGAACCCGAACCCGGCTAACGCGGCCCTCTTGAACCAAGCACAAACCTTTACCAAGGCCCAGCGCGGAGCCGTGGCCGCCCTTCCAGCAACGACTGGTAACGTCGCGTTCGACTTCGCCACGTCGAACAACTTCGGCGGCCAAGTGACCGGAAACGTTACCTTTACCAACGGGTACACGAACGCGGTCGCGGGCCAATCCGGGGTTATCAAGGTATTGCAAAACGGGGCGAGCCTCTACAACTGGTCGTTTGGTACGAATTGGAAGCACGCGGGCGGCGCGGCGGCCATCCCGGCGCAAACGCAAACCCTCGGGGCCAAAGATGAAATTGTCTACTACATAGAAGACGATCTAACGGTTAGCTTCGCCGTTCGGGGGAACGTATCGTGATCGTGCCCGGTTCCGCTAATCCGCTTCTGCTGGCCGGGGGCGGCGACCCCCTGGACGAATTGGGCGTAATCGCTCGTTCGCTTCGGTTTCGGTCGGCCGCGAACGCCGATATTCGCCGCACATTCGCAGCGGGGGGGAGTCAAACAAAATATGCGGTTTCCCTATGGCACCGTCGGGGCGTTTTGGCTAAATCCGTGCTATTTGGTACGGTCGTCAATAACCAGAACTACGCCCTGATCGACTTCGGTTTCATGGATAACGACCCCTTGTCTCTCAATGTTGTCTGGTCGGTCGGAAACGTAGTGCAAGCCCGGCTAAAAACCGTCGGCGTGTTTCGAGACATCGGCGCACTTTTCCATATCTATCTGGAAGTCGATACTAACAACGCCACGGCGGCCGACCGTATCCGGCTATACCTCAACGGCTCCCGCGTCCAGGCCTTGCAAAACGTTACGCTCCCGGGGCTGGGGGCGGCCCTCCCGTATATGAATACCGCAGTCGAACATCGGTTCGGCAACGAGTCGTACTATGGAACCTTTGCGCTCGACGGGCAGATAGCGCACCCCGCTTTCGTGGATAACCAAAACCCCGGCGTCGGGGCGTTCGGCCAGTTCCACCCACTAACCGGTCAATGGCGGCCGAAGACGAAAGCCCAGGTAAAAGCCGTCGTCGACGCAGGCGGGGCTACTAGCACTTTCCCGGCGTTCGACGATACGACCAACACGACCACGCTTTGCGCCGATGCCTCTAGCAAGGGCAACAACTGGACGGCGACGAATATTTCGCTGACTCCGGGCGTTACCTACGATGCCTTGACAGATACCCCGACCAACGTTTTCCCCGTACTCGACGCCAATTTCGCCAATTACGGGTCGGTCGCCGGGACGATTACCGACGGGGGGCTAAAGTTCGCCTCTAGCTCGACCTACCATTTCACGCCCTGCACCATCCCGCTACCGTCCTATGGTAAATGGGAGGCCGAATTCATCCCGCAAGATACGGTTAGTATCATCGGTCTAGCCGACCTCGACAACGGGTCGGGAACCGCCGGGTATATTGGGGGCGGTTATGGCTGGTATGGGTCGGCACTCTACACCGGAAACGCGGTTGCCGCCCAAAGCGGCCTCGCGACGCAGGCAGCAAACGACGTTATTACCCTGGCCGTCGACATGGACGCGCTAACGGCGAAATGGTTTCAAAACGGGGTACTCCGTATTACCCAGGCGCTATCGGCGAGTAAGAGATACGCTTTTGCGTGTGGTGACTATTATGCCCCGGGGCCGACCTCTTGTTTTGCCAACTTCGGGCAAAGGCCGCTTTCCTACCATCAAGCCGGGTATTCCACGCTTTGCTCCAAAAACCTCCGCTATCCGGCCCTTCCCAAGTCGTCGGCCGCCTTCGTGGCCGTTACCGACACGGGGGCTAACGTGCAAGCTACGCTCGCCGCCGCCCGCCCGAATTGGGGGGCTTACATTGAGATTTTCAAGCGCCGCGACTCGGCGGAGGGCTGGCGCTGGCGGTTCTCCGACGACCCCGGCAATTACCTGGATTCGTCCTCGACGGCCGCTAAAGCCGCTTTCCCCGCCCTTTCCGGGTCGAGTTACGTCGGGTACGCCCTTCGCGTTGGCTCGTCGAACGGCATCGCAACCGGACGCCTAACCCACGTCAACGGGGTTGCCGATACAGTAACGGACGGTCTTGGCACTACGCGGAAAGCGATTATTCTCAAGAACGAGGCGACGGGGTCGTGGTACTTCTACCATCCTGACCTAACCGCCGGGAAGTTGCTTTACTTGGAGCAAACCGCCGGGGAAACAACCGACGCCACGTTGGGCACCGTGCTAACGAACAGCTTTGCGGTCGCGGCGGCTTTGCCTTCCGGGACGTATCGTTGGGTCGCGCTCGGGGAGCTTGACGGGTTTTTGCGGCTCTTTTCGGATGTGGGGAACGGCTCTACGGACGGCACCATAGATGCTATCTCCCTTTCCCCCCGGTTACTTATGCGAAAACGGGTCGACTCCACGGGTAACTCCTACCTCTACGACGACGCCCGCGCCCCCTACAACGTGGCGAATATCTCCCTCTCGATGAACTCGACCAGCCCCGATTACAATGGCGGCGGCAACGAAGTAGACTTGAGGAGTTCGGGGGTTAAGCAAAGGGCGACCGGGGCAGAAGAAAACGCCGCCGGGGGCCGTTATGTTGGGCTAGCCGTGGGCGCCCCCTTCCGCTACGCTAACGCACGATAAAGGACAAAACCATGTTTATCAAAGACGGCCAACCGATCACCTTGGCAACCGGGCAAGTAATCGACGGGGTTCAAATCGTTCTCCCGCTCAACGCCGAGCGCCTCGCGGAGTTGGGCATTACGGAAGTGCCTGACGGCCCCCGGCCTGACGACCGCTTTCATTACGTGGGCGAGCAACTACCCGACGGCACCTATGAATCAATCCCCAAGCCGCGCAAGGATACCGACGCCCTCGTTTGGTCGCGTATCAAGTCCGAACGCGACCGCCGGAAGGCGGGCGGGGTCAAGGTCGGCGACAAATGGTTTCACTCCGACGATGCTAGCCGGATTCAGCAAATGGGCCTTGTCATGATGGGGGCCAACCTTCCGGCCGGATTGCAATGGAAGACGATGGACGGGTCTTTTATCACTATGACCCCCTCGCTCGCCCAACAAGTATTTGCAGCACAGGCGGCCAGCGACCAAGCGATTTTCGCCCACGCGGAAGGGTTGCGGGAGGCCTTGGCCGCTAGCCCTGACCCCGCCGCCTTCGACTACTCGACCGGTTGGCCCGCAATCTACGGGGAGTAAAGCCCAATGATTATCCTAGCCTACGTGGGGAACCATGCGAACGATTCGCTTTTTGCCCGGCTAGGCTGGGCAATCACCCGGCTAGTTCAGAGGGGCAGATTCAAGCGGGTAACGCACGTCGAGGGGTACTACGGGGAATACGACGGCCGCGCCCTTATTGCCTCCGCTAGCCTTCGCGACGGAGGGGTGCGGCTCAAATACGCCAAGCTCGACCGAGAAAATTGGATTGCGGTCGATGTCCCCGATTGGGACGGCCCCGCGTCCTTAAAGTTCATCCTCGACCACGTGGGCGAGAAATACGACCTTCGCGGGGCCTTGGCTACCGTTCTGCTTTTCGGGCAAAGCCGAACCCGTTGGTTCTGTAACGAAATCCTCGGCGCGTCGGTTGGCCTGGAGTCCCCCGAGATTTTCGGCCCCTCGCAGTTTATGGCCCTCGCCTTGAGTATGCCCGGGGCGCGCCTTGTTCCTGTTCCTTGAAAGCCCGCCATGTCCCGCTATCTGCTACTCCTCGCCCTTTACGTGCCCGTGTGGGCTTTGGCTATGCTGGCCGCCCCCGTGTTACCCTTCTTCGCCGTAATGCGGGAGGGGCCGCTAGACAACGCGCACGGGTTCGGCCCAGCCCCTCGGCTCCCGCTTTGGTTGGGTTGGTTCGATACCTCGGCAGATAACAGCCTATGGGGCGACGAAGGGCACCGGGCGAGGCATCCGACGACATGGCGTACCCGTTGGGGAATGGCGTTGTGGTTATGGCGTAACCCGGCCGCCGGTTTCGCGTGGTCTGTCTTGGCTTGGAGAATCGACCCGGCGGCGAGCTTCGACGTTGCGGGCCGCCTCGAAATAGACAAAAGCCGCCCGGGTTCCGGGTCTTGCCGTATCCGGTCAAGCGACGGCGCGTTTCAATACCGCCAAGTCATAGACCTAGCTTTCTTTCGGGCCTGCCTTGAGTTTGGTTGGCTACTCGACATTTATGTAAAAAACCCGGATAACTTGCGTTCCGCGCCGCTCGCCCCGTTTTCCTTTACCCCCGTATTGCGTAAAATCCCGGGTATGAAAAACTAATAAGGGGCCGGAAATGGCAGAACCACATGCAACGACGGCCGGGGTTCTTCTCGGCTCGGGTATTGGGCTAGCGGGCACGTTCATGGGGGCTCAGGTCGACGCCCTGATTATCGGCCTTGCCGCCGCTATTTTTATGTCCATATGGATGCCGACTATCGACGGCCGGGTAAAAGCCGCCGCCGCCGTGGCGCTGTCTAGCCTGCTCGCCGGGTACGCCTCCCCGGTCGCCGCCGCGTGGCTAGCTTCCGAGCAACACGGCTTTTCGTCGGGCGACCCTTTGCGCCTTTTGGTCGCCCTGGTCATCGGCGCGATAACCCCCGTTTCTATCCCGTTCGCCGTTGCTCGGTTGCAAACCTTTATCGGAGGGAGCAAAGCATGACGACCGCGTTTTTCTCTTTGCTTGGTTTGCTTATGCTGGCGGCCGTCGTCAATGTGGCCTCTCAGATCAACGTCCACAAGTTTGACGGCCGACCCTGGCAGTTCATTAGCTTGGCCCTTTATTGGTCCCTTGTCGGCGCGGGGGCGGCCTGTTTCGTCGCAGGAGAGTATTCTACCGGGGGGAAAGCCTTGATAGCCGCCCTCGTCTTGCGTGCCGTAACCGACCGTCGAAGGGGATACCATGTGCCGAACCGCCAACATTGAACCGAACCTAGCCGCCTTTCTCGACATGATCGCCTATAGCGAGATAGGCCCCAAACTCCTAGCCGAGACCGACGACGGGTACAACGTCATCGTGGGCGGCGGGGTCTTTTCCTGCTACGAGGACCACCCGCGCAAGCTCGTGGAGCTTCCTCGCCTCGGCATTAAATCAACGGCCGCCGGTCGCTACCAACTGCTCGCCCGATACTTCGACGCCTACAAGCGCCAATTCCCGCGCAATATCCACGACTTTAGCCCCCTGGCGCAGGATTGGATTGCCTTACAACAAATCCGCGAGCGCAAGGCAACCGCCGACATTATCGCGGGCCGGTTCGACGCAGCCGTGGCGAAGGTCTCTAACATTTGGGCGAGCTTGCCCGGGGCGGGCTACGGACAGCACGAAAACGATTTGATCCGGCTACGCGTAGCGTATGTTGCGGCGGGCGGGGGCCTTGCATGAACCCGACCCAAATCACCGCCGCGATTGCCCTCGCGTGCTTCCTCGGCGGCTTTCTGAGCGGGTACAAGGTCGAGGATTGGCGATGGACGGCCAAAGCCAACGCCGAGGCCTTGGCGGTAGCCCACGCCGCCATAGCACAACGCGATGAAGCCGTGGCCGCCTATACCCACCTCGCCGGGGAACTCTCGGCAAAGAACGACCAACACGCCGCCGAATTGAGGGCCGCCCAAAATGAAACGAACCTACTTCGTACTCGCGTTAACGCTGGCTCTCTCGGCTTGCGCGTCGCCGCGACTTGTCCCGACCTCTCCCAAATTGCCCCCGCCCCCGGTTCCCGCGTGGATACTGGAACCGGGGCCGAACTTGCGGGAACGGCTCAACAGGCTTATTTCGCCCTACGCGACGGAATCGACACCGTCGACGCCAAGCTCGCGGCCTGCCAAGACGAACTAAGGCTAAGAACCGAGTAGATATTTAGCCAACGGAATCCCCCAGGAGGGGGCCGAGTACCAAAGGATAATGCCGGTTCGCGTGAATTTTTCGGCGGCTAGGAGGGGAAGCCCCGCCCAAGCGAACGCGGCCCCGAATACTAAAAACCCCTCGGCGGCGGTCATGATTTCGGCCTGCAATAGAGGGCGACCGCTTTCGGGTTCGCGGCTTTGGCGGCAGGGATGGCCCGTTCACAAAATACCCGGTTAGGGTACGCCACAGGGGGCCGTTCCTGGCACGCGCCGCCCCAGGCGACCGCAACGCAAATGATCATTTCGAACATTGCTTTTTCTCCTTTTTACGGCGGCGCAGTTCTAGCGCAATAGCCCTTTGCAGGCGGGCGACGGCCGCTTTAAGCGCGGCCAATTCGGGGTCAGTCATTACGCGACCCGCTTCAGGATTTCAACAAGAACCCCCAAGGCCCCCACGATGGCGCAAGTAAGGCCCACGAGGGTATCGGGATGCCAGCGACGGCCGTCGTCAAACGGAACGTCGGGGAAAGGGTCTTGGCGCTCGGCCTGTTGTTGCCAGTGTTGCATGGTTTTCTCCTAGAGTATGACGATGGCGGGCAGATAGTCGACCTCGTGGTCGCGAACCAAACGACCCCGCTCGACGTGATAGAAGCCTTCAAACTCGACATTCAAGGCCAAAGCCACGTCGCGCAACGGTTGCCCCTTGGCAAGCTCGCGGGCGCGCTCCCTGGCTTGGCGAATTTCTTCTTTCGGTCCCATTTGGTTACTCGTCCCCGCTCTGCTCTACGGCGTCAAAATAAAAGCCCTCAAGTTGCCACGCTTCGACCTCGTATTGGTCGGCCACTTGCTTGATTTGCTCGGGGGTAGCGATGGAAGCTGCCAAAGCCCAAAGCGCGGCGAGGGCGGCGGTCATTTGCTTTTCCATGATTTGCTCCCTTTTGGTTAGTAGGTGCGCCCATTATGTATTACGAAATTACCCGTTGTCAACCCTTTCTGTATCTTTTTCCGCGCCACCCCCCGGCGGCCTTGATCGGCCAAGGTTGGCCCTTGTAGGTTGCCCATTCCGGCATTGTGCCCATGATGCGCTCGACTTCCTCAATGCTGCCGAAACCGTGGGGCGCGTCGACCACGTCTTCGTCGTATACGTGCAAGACGACCGGATAGCCCGCCTTCTCAAGATTAACGATAGCGTGCCGTTGAATGTCCCGGGCGACCGCTTGAACGACGTTTTCGCAGAGCTTGCCCGAATACGTGGACATCCGAATCCAGCCGATTGGCCCGCTCTTGGGGTTCGTGTTGTACCCCTCGTAACTGAGCGCCCATTGCCCGCCGAAATCGCGCGTATTGGCGTCGAGGCGGGGGAATCGGTAGGTAAGGGCGCGACCCGAGGGGAGCCAACAATAGAGCGCATCCTCGCCCGCGTGGCAATAGTAGGAGACCCCCGAATATGCCCCGTCAAGGCGCATAACGTGGAACCATTGGCCCGGGTAGAGAACAGCAGAAACCGCCGCCCCTTCTAGCCCGAACATTTCCGGCCGTCGTTCCCAACCGTCGCGGCGTTCCTGGCCGCCCCAGAAATAGACGATATTGGGGGAGGCTTCCCGCCAGCCGAGAATACCCTTCTTTATCTCGTCGTCGGTCATGAACTTATCCGCGCCGAAGTTCTTCCATGCCCCAATCCAACCCCCGAAACCTGAGGCTAGTTCTGCGACCTTCCCGAGCGTTTGGCGCAGGGGGTGATGGGGCTTTGTCTTGTCGGCGCGATGCTTCCACCATTCCGGCCGCTCGACATCCTCGTAGCCCGCATGGGCCATGATTTCGGCGAAGGGTATCCCGGTAATCTTGGATACGCTCAGTTCGTAGGCTTTGCCGTGAGTCTGGAACATTTCCACGCGCCAATCCTCGCCCGCTAGGCAAGCCGTTACGACGCCCTCAATAGACGAGAAGTCGGACGCGATAAGGTCGCACCCTTCGGAGGCCACGAAAAGCCCGCGCAGGCACCCGGAAACGCACAACATGGCGTCTTTGTAGACCCGCTCGACCAATGAGAGGTCGCCGGTCTTGATAATAGCTAGAACGTCTTCCATTGCTTCCGGACCCCATTCCTCTTTTTTCTTGCCTGGAGCGAAGGGCAGGCCACACCACGCGCACGCGGGCAGATGCGCCCCCGTGTGGCGACCGCAAGAGCACTTCAGCACATCGGGGCCTGCTTTCGGGAGGTTGGTCGGCTGGGGGCCTTCGCCGGTTGGTCGCCCCGTTCGCGCCCCGTGGTAATTGAAAAGGTCGTGAAGCCGTCCCCAGGGGGATAGCTGATTGACCATTGCGAATACCTTTTTGACCGAAGCCGACCCAACCGCCTGTCGTATCTCAAGCGCCCGTTTTGCGAGAACTTGATGGGGGCCAAGACCGGCCAAAAGGGCGTCGATAGCGTCCTCGTCCATAGACCCCGGGCCGCTTCCGCAGATTACGCCCTGGCCCGCGAGCCACCCTTTTAGCCGCTCCAATTGACTAGCCTGCTCGACTTGGCCGCCAGTCAATTGATAAAGCTCGGCGTTGTATCGTTTTAGACACGCTTCGACAATGTGGGCGCAGGCCTTGAGGCTCTCCACGTCGACCGCGACCCCCCGGCGGTTAATTCGTTGGTCAGCAAGCCAAAATTCCAATTCTTCGCCGGTCAAGTCGGGGCAACGACTCGACGCTTCCGCCTCGGTAACAATGTCCCGCTCGTTGTAGCGATAGAGGGCCGCCGCTTCCTCGGGGAAGTCTTGCGGAAGGTGCCGTAAGCGGGGGTCTTTCTTGGTCGGGTTCAAAGGGACCGAGAATTTATTAAGCAACGCCCCGCCCGCCGGGTCTTTTTGAAATTGCAGTTTCATGACTCGCCCCGCCATTTCTAGCGACGGGGGGTAACTGCTCGCCCGGGCCTTACCTTGCGCGCACCGGGTTTGCTCGATAGGCAACGGGGGGAACCCGTATTTCGGCACGCAGACATAATTCCATATCCACCACTCGAACGCGCTATTCCACGCCTCGACAAGACCCCCCGCGAGTACCCAGGCGACTAGGTCGGCGGGCGGTTGGCCCCCTGGTAGCCAATGGCGGCGGCCCCGGCCGTCCTTGAGGTCGTAGTAAAGCGATAACACCTCGGTCGTGTGGTGCGTGGCATATACCGCCGCGCCCACGGCGGGGAGGCTTTTGTTCCCCTTGCCTTTTGGCGCACCCGGGGGGCCGTGCCATTTGCCCTTTACTGGGTCAAAGTAGCATCCCGCCTCGCTATAAGTTTCAAAGTCCATGTCGGGGACTACGGTTGCAACCCCCAGGCCCGCCGGGAGTTGCGTCCCCGCTCTAAGTTCGGCGGGGTGGGTCATCGCAGAAAGAGCGCCAATTTGTCGAGGGCGTCGGCGACCTCCTCGTCATCGAAGAAAACCTCCGAGAGGCAAACCCTCCCGGCGGGGTCGCACAAATTCGCGCGCAGCGTCCTGAGGGCCTCGGCTACGGGGGACAAGTCAAAAACCGGCGGGGCGGCTTCCGGGGGTTGCGGTTTACCTGCCACACGAAACACCCCGTCGCGGAATTCCTCGCAAAGGCGGTGCAAGGTCTCGCCGTCGAGTTCGGCCAAAGGCACCGGGAAATAAACTTGTTTGGGCGGCTCAAAGGGACCGCCTCCGGGCAAAGGTTGGGCCGGGGCTTGGCTAGGAGCCTTCGGTTTCGGAACGAGCGTTACGTGATCGGGGACCGAGAAAGGGTTGATTGTCAAAAGAATTTTAGCTTGCATGGTTACTCCTTGGCTTCGTCGATTCGGTCGCGTACCCATTGGTCGCCGCCGAGTTTGTCGAGTTTGGTGCGTTGCGTCCCGGTCAGCCGGATAGCCTTGACCTTCATCGGCTCGGCAGGGTACGACCGGGGCCGCCCCGCCCCCGTGGGGGCTTTCTTTGGAGCGGCCGGTTTCATTACAACATCAGTCCGTTGGCGCGCAACTGCTCGTCGGTCCAATTGTTGGCGCGATATTGCTCATAGGTAAAGGCCCCGGCGGCGGCCGTCATTTGCGGGCCAACTGGGGCCGGAGCGGGAGCCATAGCCGGGGCCGGGGCTACCCCGCCGGGGCCAGCAAGAAACGCCGGATTCGGCGGCACGGCGACCGGGGCGGGGCTAGAAGGGAATGTCGGAGCAACGGAAGCAACCGGGGAAGGCAAGGCCCCCGGCATAGCGGGGCCAGTCGAAACCGGGAGAGAGACCGGAACCGCAGGCGCAACCGGCAAAGGGGCCGCACCCGGCATTGCTCCCGGCATCATCGCGGGGGGCAGATTACCCGGCATTGCTCCCCCCGGCATGGAGGCCGGGAGAACCGGGGCTGCGACCCCCGGCGGCAGGACCGGGGCAGAACCGCCGAAGACTTGGGAGGCGTCGGGGCCACTTACGATAATGTCGGACGGTTGGCCCCCCGCGAGTTCAACCATGTTCAAATTGACATACAAGCCCGGTTTGCTAGCGTCGCCGTTGCCTTCGATAGTCCCGGCGACCCGCACGTAATACCCGCGCGGGATGGCTTTCGGGTCTTGAATCTGCTCGTGTGGCTGGTAGCGGCCCGCGTGGAAGCATTTCGGCGGGAAAGAGCTTTGGAACTTGAGAACCCAGCAACCAGCAAAGCCCGGCTTATTGGCGTTCGGCTTGCCGTCATCGTCGTAGCCGTCGCCGTCGGCGAGCTTCCAAGAGAATTTCGGGTTCGTGCACTGGCCTTGAGCGTTGAACAGGTGCGGGAACGACGCGCGGGCAACCTCGACGAGCTTCGCATAGAGGGCGCTAAAGGCTTGGTCGGTCTTCGGGAAAGCCACGGCGATAAAATAACGCTGGGTCGGTTGGCCGCTCTTGGTTACAAGCGGTTGCCCTGCCTTGTTCTTGGTCTGGGCTTCGAAGGGGTCGCCCTGAACAAGGCGGCCGACGGGGGTAAGGAAGTCTGATTTCATGATATTTTGTCCTTTCGGGTTGTGGAACGGCAATTATGTATTACGATTTAGAAAAGATCAAGCGGGCGCGCGTTCCGTCATCTACGACGAGCTTTGCTGCCCCGGTCGGGCGGTCGGCGAAGGCGTCGAAGGTTTCGGGCGGGTAGCCCTTGGCCTTGGCGGCGGCCTTGGCTTGTGTGGGGGTTATGGCGTCGGGTTCCTTTCTCAGATCAACCCCGAGCATGTCGCCCAATGCGAAAATTTCGGCGGTCGGCTTGGTCCAAGCGAGGCGGCCGGGAACACTCTCCATAGCCCAAAAAGGCACGCCGACCCCGCGTTTGATGCTCGCGACTACTTGCGCCTCGATACCCGACACGCGGGCGGTGAGTAGGTCTTGCGCCCGTTTGAGCGTGCGAAGCTCCAAGCCGAGGGCGTTCGGCGGTAGATCAAGCGAGCCATACTTGCCCCCCGCGTCGGCGGCTAGGTACGCCGCCCGCTGCAACGCCTCGCAGGCATGGCGCCCCAGGCAATCGCGGCAACCTTCCGGCGTCGGGGTAGCCGAAGGGTTACCCCCCGTGGCTTCCCTGGCCGCGTTGGCTAACCGGTTGATAAGGGCGCGCAAGTCCGAGGCAACGCACCGCCAACGGCGCACCGGCCCGTCGCGATGAAACGCCCGGGGCTGGATAACCACGAACTCGACTACGGTTTCTTGGTCTTGCACTCCGTCTATTCCTGCCTCGTCAAGAAGGCCGGAAGCATAGTCGACCATCTGCCAGTTTTCGAACGCCTCGACAATGCCGTGCCCGAATTTGTAATCCCAAATATGCAGGCATAGGCGGCCATTGTTGAGCCTGGACCATGCGCGGTAATCCGGCGTCCCCCAATTGTGCGTCGGATGCACGCGGGGGATTTGTACCCGATGCTCGACGACGAGGTATTTCGCCCAATCCGGCCCCAGCGTGGCCGCGATGTCGTCGCGGACAAGTTCGGCACCATCCAGCATTTCCCGCGTAAGGGCGACCCCGTTCGGGGCCTGCATATCGAGGGCGGCGGGCGTACCACGCAAGAGCATTTCATTGGCCCAATGCGCGGCCGTCCCCTCCAAACTCTCGGGGCTTGCCTCGACCTCGGGATAGGCCGCCTCAAGGGAAGGGGCGAGCGCGCACCGAACCCAACGAAAGGCCGACGAAGGGGCTAGGAAAGCGTGCGCGCTCATGGTTAGGCGAGGGCCGGGTAAGTTTGCTTGAGGGACGCCCAAACGAGGGGGACATAGGCGACGTTTTGCTGCAAGCCCACGATGGACGGGAGGCCATTGGCTACGCAGGCGTCGTTAAGCGCCGACGGCGGCAGGACACCGGAAGCCACGGCGGCGGAGATGCGCGGCATTAGCTGGACGAAATCGACCGGGTCAGCAACCGGGGCAACGGGTTGTGACGCGGAAGTAATCTGCGAGCTTGCACCAACCCCGACGGCAGGGGGAGGGGTCGGGACGGTAGGCACAACCGGCGGGGCGGCCGGAACCGGGGCCAAAGGGGGGGCACTCGTGGCTGTCCGCAGTTCATCCTCTACCCGGGCGATTTGCTCGGGGGACTTGCCCCGGGCGTTCTTCCATTGGCCGTTAGCAAGCTTGGATTTCGTCGAACTGTGAATTCGGCCGTCCCAAGGCAGGCCCCGGCTATCCAATTCGACCGAACCGGCACCCGCGCCCGAAGATACAGGCCCAGGCGTCGTCGTAGTCGGGGCAGTAGCTACCGGGGGCGGCGGGGCAGCGGTAGAGACCGTTGCATCGGGCAGGATGGAAGGGGCCAAAGGGACGGCCGGGGCACTCCCGAAGACGGCGGCGGCGTCGTTCGACTCGACGGCGGTCAGCGGTACGCGATTATCGGCGGCTTGCGCTTCCTTGAATTCTTCATAGAGAGGCTTCGCCGGGGCGGGCGACGCGCCCGAAAGAAGCAATTGTAGGAGGGGGACAGCGGCGGCGACTTCGGCTTGGTCGGCCAAGTTGATTTCGAGTTTCATCGGTTTCTCCGAAAAAGGTTTGCAAGAACTGCAAGACGCAGGATAAACTCTACTTGTCTTTTCCGTCAAGTAATACGAAATAAAAATTTTATGAATGTTTTAATCGCTTGCGAATACTCGGGTCGAGTACGGGACGCTTTCAGAGAGAGAGGGCACAACGCCCTGTCGTGTGACCTTCGGCCAACGGAACGCCCCGGCCCCCACTATCAAGGGGACGTCCGGCATTTACTTTTGGAGGGGTGGGATTTGTTGATAGCGCACCCGGACTGCACCTTTTTATGTTCTTCTGGTATGCACTGGACCCGCCGGGGCCTTCGAGACCCCCGATTGACCGAGGATGCCATTCGGTTTGTGCGAGACTTGGACGAAGCCCCTATTCCTCGGTCGGCTATTGAAAATCCCGTTGGGGTTCTGTCGTCGGTTTTCCGCAAACCGGACCAGTATATCCAACCATACGAATTCGGGGACGACGCGAGCAAGCGTACTTGTCTATGGTTAAAGGGCCTCCCCCCGTTACGCCCGACCCTTTACGTTCCCCCTCGTTGGGTTTGCGGTTGCGGCCACACCTATCGAGAACCGGACGACCGGCACGGCTGCCCGAATTGTGGCGGGGAGAGAGGCCCCGCCCGTCCCCGATGGGCTAACCAAACCGATAGCGGACAAAATCGCCTCGGGCCTTCTGAAACGCGGGGCAAAGACCGGGCCTTAACCTATCAAGGGTGGGCCGACGCTATGGCGGAACAATGGGGGGCTTTGACGTGAGTCGCCTTAGACCTTTCCAACAAACCATTAAGGCCGCCGTTTTCCAACATTGGAACGAGGGGCGGCGAAACGTTCTCGTCAAGTCGCCCACGGGGTCGGGCAAAACCGTCATTACCGCCGACATTGTTCGCGCGGTCGATTGCGCGGTAGCCTCCATTGCCCACCGTTCCGAGTTGGTAACGCAAAAATCCGTCGCCCTGGCTCGCGAGGGGATACCGCATAGAGTCATCGGCCCCGACTCGTTGCGGAAGGATTGCGTAACCCTGCACATGGAAGAATTCGGCAGGTCGTTTTTCAACCCAGGCGCACGGGTCGGGGTTTGTTCCGTGGATACCCTCGTTGGCCGCAAAAACGACCCCTGGCTTCATCAGGTCGGGCTATGGGATATGGACGAAGCCCACCACGTTCTCAAGGCGAACAAATGGGGGGAAGCGTGCGCGATGTTCCCCAATGCTTACGGGTTGGGGGTTACGGCAACGCCCGCCCGAGCCGACGGGCGCGGACTGGGGGCGCACGCTGACGGAGTATTTGAAGCCATCGTTCAAGGCCCCGAGCTACGCGAGCTTATCGACGCGGGGTATTTGACGGATTACCGGGTTTTCGCCCCGCCCTCCGATGTCGATTACTCCGAGGTCACTATTACCGCCTCGGGGGACTATAGCCCCGCCAAGCTACGGGCGGCGGTCCATGCCTCGGATAAAATCGTCGGCGACGTGGTACGGCATTACCTCAGGATAGCGGCCGGGAAACTCGGCGTAACCTTTGCCGTCGATGTTGAGAGCGCGAAAGAAATCGCCCAGGCCTACCGCGACGCGGGCGTACCTGCCGAGGTTGTCAGCGCCAAGACCCCTTCGCTTCTTCGCACGCACATACTCCGGCAGTTCAAGGCGCGCAAGATTCTACAATTGGTCAACGTCGATTTGTTCGGCGAAGGCTTCGACCTCCCGGCGATTGAGGTCGTTTCTATGGTGCGAAAAACGGAGTCGTGGCCGCTGTTCGTGCAGCAATTTGGCCGCGCCCTCCGCCTCATGATCGCCCCCGAACTTTCCATCGCGTGGGGGTCAATGACCGACGAGGAACGCCGCGCGCATATCGCCGCGAGCGGCAAGCCTTATGCCTTGATTATCGACCACGTCGGTAACGTCATACGTCACGGGCTACCGGACGCCCCCCGCCGTGACTCCCTGGACCGCCGCGAACGGCGAAGCTCGGGGCCTTCCGACGCTATCCCGATACGGGTTTGCGCGAACGACAACGCCGACGGCATGGGCACACCTTGCGCCTCGGCTTACCCCCGCCTCCTGAAGACTTGCCCGTATTGCGGGTTTTACCCCGAGCCTCCCGAGCGCAGCGCACCCGAGTTTGTCGACGGCGACCTCCACGAGCTTACCCCCGAGGCGTTGGCCGCGTTACGGGGCAAGGTTGCCAACATAGACGGCGCGCCCCGTATCCCCCAAAGCCTCGACCCGATGGCCGCGCGGGGGCTTATGAACCGGCACCACGAGCGGCAGGTAGCCCAACACGAGCTACGGCAGAAAATCGCCCTTTGGGCGGGTTGGCAAAGGCACCTCGGACGCTCAGACTCCGAGAGTTACCGGGCCTTTTATTTTGCGTTCGGCCTGGACGTATTAAGCGCGCAATCCCTCGGCAGGCCCGAAGCCTTGGCCCTCGCCGAGAATATCCAAACCGTACTAACTAGACATGGAGTGGTAGCGGCATGAAAAAACTTTTAATCATTGGGGCAACGGCAAGCGTTGCTTTTGTCCGGGGACTTACTCGCGAGCTTGAGCAACTTGGAAAAGTCGAGGTCGTATTCGCCGAAGAAAGGGCGAACCCTCATTACCCCGAGGAACGCCGTTTTACTACCCTCGCCCCCCGGGAGCCGATGCCGACTTTCTACCAATCGCCCCGCAAGAGCAAGGGGGAGAAGAAGCGCGAGGCAAGCGCCCGTCGTCGGAAGGGTTGGGCATGAAATCCCTACACGATTGGTTCGAGCGTAACCAAGGGCGGCCCTTGACCTTTGAGATATTCCGCGACCTGCAATTGACCCTTGGCACCTATACCCCGACGCTACCGGCCGAAGCCCCAGGCATGGGCAAAACGGAAGCGTGGGCGCAAAGTGTCGTAAGAATCGCCGCGAGTCGGGAGGGCATCAAGACCTTTCGGAATAACGTCGGCGTGTTGCAGGATAAGACCGGCCGCCCGGTTCGCTATGGGCTTGCGAACGATTCGCCGAAAATGAACGAGGTCATAAAGAGCGGGGACTTGATCGGAATCAAACCCGTGATTATCCAACCGTGGCACATCGGCCACACCTTCGGCCAATTCTGGAGCCGCGAGGTCAAGGCCCCAGGTTGGCAATATACCGGCCAAGGGCGCGAAGTCGCTCAATTGAATTGGGCCAACCTGATAAACTCATGCGGCGGCGATGCTGCCTTTACGACGGGGGAACTATGAACGTTAGACCAGACGACCGCAGGGTTTGGCGGCTAGGGGCGTCCGCCTTGTTTCCGGAGGATTGCCGAAAGGTTTTCCCGGTCGGCCCCCTCCTTCGGACGGCAGTCGCGCAAGCGGATTACCTGCTTATGAGGCTTATGCGCGGCCCTCGTCTTGACAAACCTGTCAAGTAACCCCTATTCTGACGGAACTATGAAACCACAAATCAAGCTAGAAGCCCGGGAACGTGTCGCGCAAATCTTGAAAGCCGCGCTCGAATTGTGCAGTCAAGAGGCAACGACCTACAACCGAATTACTCGCGATGAAATCGCCAAGAAGGCCGGGATACCGTCGTCGCTCGTGGCGTATCATTGCGGAACGATGGCGGACCTCCGACGCGACATCATGCGGGAGGCCGTGCGGGTCGAGAACTTGGCCGTTATTGCTCAAGGTCTCGCCGCCCGCGACCGACACGCCCTGAAAGCCCCGGAAGAAGTACGCCGCCGCGCCCTCGAATCCCTCGCTCTGCTCTAAGGGGAACCCGTGCAAACCCTACCGCCCGCCCTCGCGGCAATGGCCGCTTATCGTCAATTTCTATGTTACGCCCTGGTCCCCTCTCAACGGCTCCCGGGTAAGATGGATAAAATTCCCGTTTCTCCCCATACCGGCGAAGTCTGCACGGCGCACGACCCGCAGCACTGGACGACCGCCGACCATGCCTGTCAAGTCGCGACTGCGTGGGGGCCGGGGTATGGGGTTGCCTTCTCGTTCCAAGAGTCCGACCCCTTCTTTTTCGTCGATATTGATAACGCTTACGACGGAGTCAATTGGTCGCCCGTTGCCCAACATATCGCATCCATGTTCCCGGGGGCGGCAATGGAGCTATCCCAATCGGGGAAAGGGATGCACATTTTCGGCACCGGCCGCGCCCCGGCGCACGGTAAGAAAAACGCCGCCCTCGGCTTGGAGTTCTACACCGAATTGAGGTTTGTCGCTTTGACCGGGGTCGGGGCGATGGGCAACGCGGCGACCGACCACACGGCTGCCCTTCACGCCTTGACGGCTCAATACTTCCCGGCGGGAGCGAGTGCTAACGGGGATTTCTCTCTCTCCGACGGTCCCGTGCCCGAATGGCGGGGGCCGACCGACGACGCCGATTTGATTCGCCGCGCCCTCATGAGCAAGAGCGCGGCGAGTGTTTTCGGAGGCCGGGCGTCGTTCGCCGACCTTTGGGAATGTAACGCGGACGCCCTCGCCAAAGCCTACCCCGACGGGGGCGGCAGGCCCTACGACGCGAGCCAAGCCGACGCGGCCTTGATTGCCCATTTGGCTTTTTGGACAGGCAAGGACGGCGAGCGGATTAAACGACTTATGCGGCAATCGGGCCTTGTTCGCGAGAAATGGGACCGGCAGGGCGACGACTACTTGGCCCGCTCAATTGCCGAAGTTCTCGCACGTGGGGGCGACGTGTTGCAGGACAAGCCCGTAGAACCCGCCGCCGTGCCCCAGGCGGCCGAAAGTGCCCCAGGCCAGCAAGACATTACCGGTTCGACCTACCTCAACGCCGAGGCGCAGAAAACACTGTTCGCGGGGTGTATCTACATACAAGACCGACACCGGGTACTCGTCCCGGGCGGGTTGCTGCTCAAGCCCGACCAGTTCCGCGCAGCGTTCGGCGGCTATTGTTTCATCATGGACGCGAACAACGAGCGGACCACGCGCAACGCTTGGGAGGCCTTTACCGAGTCGCAGATTTTACGCGCCCCCCGTGCCGACACGATTTGTTTTAAGCCTTCCCTGCCCCCGGCGGCGGTCGTCAATGACGCGGGGAAGCTCCGCGCCAATACCTACTGGCCCGCCGACGTTAAGCGCGCCCCGGGCGACGTGGGGCCGTTCCTGGCCCATGTGGCGAAGGTACTCCCCAACGAGCGGGACCGGGCTATTTTGTTAGCCTACATGGCCGCAATCGTGCAGCATAAGGGCGTTAAATTCGCGTGGTGCCCGGTCCTCCAAGGGGCCGAAGGCAACGGGAAAACGTTTTTCTCGGCGTGCGTGGCGATGGCGGTCGGGCAGCACTACACACATTGGCCGCTCGCCGACGACATCGCGTCCCAGTTTAACGGATGGATTGCTGATAAAATCTTTGTCGCCCTGGAGGAATTACAAGGCCAAGAGCATAGCGCCGACGAGGTTGTGCGCCGCTTAATGGTCTTGATTACGGGCGGCTTCGGGGTGCAGATTCAGCAAAAAGGCGTCGATCAGTTCAGCATGGAGATTTGCGCGAATTTCATTGCCACGACTAACCATAAAAACGCGGTTCGTAAGACCCCCGACACCGCCCGCCGCTTTGCCGTTTTCTACACCGCCCAACAATCCTACGCCGATATCCTCCGCGACGGCATGGGGGGTGATTACTTCCCGACCCTTTACGCGTGGGCGCGTGGGGGCGGCTTCGCGGCGATTACCGACTTCCTCTATAACTACCCGATACCGGACGAGTTCAACCCGACCAAGGGTTGCCACCGTGCCCCCCACACCTCCACGACTGACGCGGCTATGCAGGAGAGCCAAGGCGGCGTCGAGCAGCAGATAGCCGAAGCGATAGCCCAGGACACACCGGGGTTTATGGGCGGTTGGGTCTCGTCGGTCATGCTGGACCGTCTTGTTACAGAGACCCTCAAAATGGGCGGGCGCTTGAGCTTGTCGAAGCGGCGGGAATTGCTGAAGGGCATGGGCTACGTTCTGCATCCGGGGCTTCGCGACGGACGCGTCAACAATCCGGTCCAACCCGACGGCCGCAAGCCTCAATTGTTCATCTTGGCAAATCACCCCCACCGCTATCTAACCGACGCGGCGGAGATTGCCCGGGAGTATTCAGCGGCGCAGCAGGTCAAACCGCAATGAGAAAAGGCCCCGAGGGGCCTTTAGTTTATTCGGGCTTCGCCGCTTTCGCTAGCTCGTTGTATTTGTCGGCGGCTTCGGCCATGCGGGCTAGTTCCTTTCGGGCGATTTTGCGCCCCTCGGCGGTTCCGTCTTCGACGGCCGCTAAGAGGATCGGGAGCACCTCTTGCCAAGATGGCGCTAGGTCAATGGTTCTCATTCGGCGGCCTCGTTCAACGCTTCTTCGATTTCATCAAGGGCGGTCAAGGCATCTTCGAGGCGGCTTGCGGCTTGCTCGGCCTTTTCGCCGCGCTCGGACTGCTGCAAGTTCTCGGGCATGTTGTCAAAGTAGTCTTGCTCCTCGTTTTGCAATTCCTCAACGCGGGAGCGCAGGTCGGCCAGTTCATTAAGGATTGCGCTAATTTGCTTACGGCGTTGGTTGTTCATGATTTGCTCCCGTTTGGTTAGTTGGTAGGCGTATTATGTATTACGAAATTACGCTTGTCAACAACAACAAAAAGCCCCCGAAGGGGCTAAGAGAGTAGGAACTTGCAACAAGCGGCGGTCGTTGCCAGGGCGGCCACGAGTTGCGCGAGCTTTAGGCAGGTTTCGAGGTACAAGGCGCTTTCCTCCATTTACACCCCGTGCACCCGGGGTCGGTCTCGGTTTTGTCGTGCTTGCATTCGGTCGAGTTGTTAAAGCGCCAAGTTTGGCCGCCGTACCACGGCGACCCCCGGAGCCTAGCCCCTTCGACCGGCCGGGGGCGATTATGGCAACCGTACGGCATGACCTAGCCCCCCTTCACCTTCTCAGCCACGTAGGCATCGAGCGCGGAGGTTGTGGGATGGAGGGAGAGGGCGGAGGTAGCCATTCGGCGCAGGATGCAATCATTAGCGATTTCGTTGTAAGGGTCTGTCATTTCCCGCAATATGTCGTCCTTCTGCTGAATCACCAGATCGCGTGCGGCGAGTTGCTTTTCGAAGTGAGAAGCTACAGCCTTAGCATCTGCGTCGGACAGTTCGTTGTGTTCCTCGACAGTCACGCTGGACGATCTCCATTTAGAAATCTCAGCATTCGCAGCATCGAGTTCCCGCTGCATCGCTTCGAGTGCGTCGGCTGCATCATGGCAGTATTTCCCGGTCATAAGCTTCCAACCTGACCCGTCAGGATCAGGCGTACATGTGACTTTTGGAACGCTGCGCAGTCGCTTAATCAGTTCTGTGGTCATTTTGTGCCCCCTACCCGGTCAAGGCGCTCAATCTCCGCCAGGATAAGCGCCCCGGCTTTGACGAGGTTACGGCGGGGGGTCGAGGGCTTCCACCATTCTTGACCCCACGGCCAAACCTCCCCGGGCCACCCCCCTTGCCACACGAACCCGCCCGCGTCGGCCGCATAACACGCCGCCGCGTCGGCTAGCTCGCCGCCCGGCCAGACGTCGGCGTCCCGCTCGGGGGTAAAGCCTTCGCGGTCAATTTGGCGGCGTCGTTCCTGTAGCACGTCGGAAATAGCCCGGTCTCTTGCGGTTGGCTCCCATTCCTCGTCGGCCCCCGTTAGCTCTCGATCTATTTCCCGGAAAGCGAGGTAGGAGACCCAGGCGACGGCGGCGAAGGCAAAGGCGAGAATTACCCAGTCCGAGGCCCCGCCGGTAAGCGTGGAGAGCGCCGCGCGGGCCAAGGCTAAACCGACCGTAACGGAAAGCACGGCGAGCGCGGCAAGGAGGGCTTTGATTGCGTTTTTCATCGTCTTATTTCTCCGGGTTAATGATGTCGTGGGCGGCCTCGATCAACTGTACGAAGTCGCGGGATTGGTAGGTTACGAGGGCGGAACGGGCGGCCAGGGTGCGAACGAACTCGATACACTTTACCCCCAGGTCATCGGCGGCTTGGTAGGTCTCGACCGTCTTGGCAAGCTCCACGGCCCGGGCGAGGTCTTGGCGGGCGGGGGCGTCGTGGTTGAGCTTGGCAACCGACCGCGCAAGAGATACAAGCGTTGCTACGGCTTCGTCAGTTACCGCCGAGGCGCGAACCTTGGGGGCCTCGATATGCTTGGCCGTGGCTTTGGTCTTGCCCGCCTTCTCGGCTTCCTGCACCCCGGCGGCCAGGGTTGCGGCGGCCTTCTCCGCCCCGACCTTGCGGACGGTCTTGAGTGCCGTGTGGGAGGCTACCTTACCCGCCGCGACCATTTGTTGCACGGCGGCGGGGGCTTCGGCCAAGGCTAGGCCGTTCTCGACCGTGGAGCGGTGCAAGCCGGTACGCGCGGCAATCTCGGCGACCGAGTGCCCCATATTGACGAGGCGCAGGAAGCCCCGCCCCTGCTCCAAGGGCGTGAAGTTCTTGCCCTGATCGGACCCGAGCATATGAAACACCGCGTCGCTGTCGTTGCCGCGCAACTGGCGGGCCTCCAAGAGGTATTCGACCCCCTCGGACCACAAGCGGCGGGCGGCGCGCGTGCGGCAATGGCCGTCGCGGGCAATGATGCGCTCCCCGACTACCGACACGTCGATAGGCGGAAGGTACGCCCCGCCCTTCATGGCGACGTAGAGCCGATCAATGTGGGCGTCAAGCTCCGGGCCTTCCTCGCGGAGATTAAAGCCGGGTTCGAACTCGACCACGTCGGGGCGTACCTTGAAGTAAGTCGCCTTCTGGATACCGTCGGCTTTGCCTTCGGCGAGGGATTTAAGGGAAGCCATATTCATTTTCTCCTGTAAGAAAAGCGGATTATGTATTACTTGGCGGGCTTGTCAAGTTTGCACGAGCCAGCAATCCGAACGTCGCGCGGCAGATCAAAGCCAGGGCGGGAGTAGGACAGTTCCGGCAAGGGGCCAAGCTCGCCAATAGCCCGGCGGGCTTGCTCAACCAACGAGGCCAGCATACCGGGGCCGATTTCCCCGGCGTCGGGATTGAGGCGGGCGACCCGCTCAACCAGTGCGAACAATTCGAGAATGTCGGCTTTGGCGTCTTCAAAGGCAAATTGAATAGCCGGGAGGCTTTGGCGATAGGCCATTGCCTCGGGATGGCATCCGGTCCATTGGTCTATGGTGCGTTTCATGATTTGCTCCTGTTGTGTGAGTAGGTGCGACAATTATGTATTACGAAATTGCCCCTTGTCAACCCCCTACGGTTTGGGGAGATAGTCGGGGGCGGGCGGGACCAAATCCACGCATCGGCCGAAGATTTGCCGCCGCGCCTCGACAGCGTCAAAGGGGGCGGGCACGGGGCGAGCTTCCGGTACTTGGGGAACCCGGCCGCGTTGCAGGTCGAGGGCTTGGCAATAGGCCAGGGCGGCGGCGTGGTCGTCAGGGTGGAGGGGGTAAGTAAAAGCCCCGAGGGCGCGCGATACCTTCATTTTCGTGAGGTTCTTGTTATATCTCTTTACCCCGTCATTATTACACTTACAGCATATGCCCGAGGCC